CCTCTTCCTGTGTGCCGATGATCCTCCGCCAGTCGTCTCCGTCCTTGATGAGCATGCCCGGTTCGATATGGCTGCGCCAGCGAATGGTGTACACCACCTCGTTTTCATGCACGATGCGGGCGGCATACATGTTCTCCCGGCCTCCGGCCTCGGTGCGCTGGGCATAGGCCTCGGCCACGAAGTCGATGCGCTTTGTCCTGTCGTTATACTCGTCCCGGATCTCAAGGAAGCAGTGAATCTCGATGTGGTGGTCAAACATTGCTGTCGGGTTTATATCTTACCTTTCTGGTGCGGGTCACGTACCCTTCTGCATCAGGGGCATCCGGATCGGCCCCGCCATCCCCGTAGGGATGGATGCGCCAAGGCTGGAGGAGTTTCTCTGCGGTCATCGGGAGCGAAGCCACGCTCCGTCCCACGACCACATCGGCCTCATTGTCTAAAAGAGTCCCCAATATCAGAAGAAGAGCAGCCTTGATTGCCGGAGGGAGGTTTTCAGAGGTGAACTCATCGCAGAGTTTCCGATTGGTGTAATCGTCCGCAATGCCGATGGCCATCTCAAGATAGTCCGCAACGAGCGAATCGAGCGAAGTATCATCTCCGAGCCGGAGGTGTGCGTGTGCTGTTTCAAGTGATATCAGGGACTGCGACATAAATAGAGAGAAAGTATAGAGGTAGAGAAGAGAGAGTGTTAGCAAGGATTAGGATCCGGCATGCACCAGCTTCTTCACCGGGTGCGTTCCGGCATCGATGAGGTTGCCGTCCACGCGGGCGAAGCCGAAGAGTCCGATGGAGAGATATTCGGCCAGCAGCTCATTGAGCCTTATGACGCGGAATCCTTTCACAATGCGGATCTTGTACTTGGAGAGGTCTCCGAAGAGCACCGAGGCGTTCCCGGCTCCGATGTCCGCCACATCGTCATTGAGGATGTAGGGCTTGCCGAAGAGGGTGCCCGGCTGTCCTACGCGGGCGTTCTCCTGCCAGATGAACTGGCCGTTCTCGTCCTTGATCTTCGCAAGAGCCCAGAGGGTCTTGTGGTTGAACATGAACTTGCCCTTCTTGGCGTAGTTGGCATCCACCCCGGCCACCAGCGCGATGATGTCATCGAGGGAGATGGCGTTAGCGGCCGCATTCTCGCCCAGCGCAGTGGCTGCGGTGACGATACCCTTCGGCTGGCCAGTGCCCGTTCCGATGGTAAGGTGCTCGTTCACACCGCGACCGAAGGAGTCGGAAAGCAGCTGGGATAGGAGGCTGTCGAGGTCGAAGGCGCTGTCCTGCAGGAGTTCGAGGGACACCGGGATGATCGGGGTGCGGTAGGTGAAAGCCTTCAGGGTCAGGCTTCCGAAGGTGACGGTGCGCTTGGTGCTTTGGTCATACTCTGCAACGATGGTCGCCTTGGCTGCGGTGTCGTTGACGGTCGGGAACACCAGATCCCCACCGCGAGAGGTGGTGATGATCTGTCCGGCTTCGAACATGCCACCGTAGTTCTTCAGGGCAATCTCGATGCTGGATGCCAGATCCGTAGGGATGAGCACGCCAGCGGTCAGTCCGGAAATGCTGTCGCGCTTCTCGATGAGCGCACGGCTCTCCGGGGAGAGGGAGTTCAGGCCACCGATGAGGTATTCCCCGAAGGCCCTGCGGTATTCCGGAGACTCCTTGGTGGCCGCAGCACCAGCGGGTGCGCCACCGTTCTCGCGCTGATAGACATCCTCGGCCTGACGCCTCTGGATGTCGAGGAATCGCTCCTCGGCAGCGACTGCCTTATCAGCCTTGTCATAGTCAGCAAAGAGGGTGTCCCACCTCTGCTGCTCTTCTGCGGTCATCTCACGACCGTCAGTTTCCTTGCGGAGAGCGTCAATCTGAGCATACAGCCCAGCGCGTTTCTCTTTGAGTTCTTTGAGTTTCTTAGACATAAGACTTATGTGTTTATGATTGGGATTTGAGTTTCAATACGGCTACGGCCCGGTCGCGGGATGAGGTGTCCACCTTGGCCGGAGCGAGAGCCTCGCGCTTTCGCTGCTCCAGATGCTCCCGGACACTGGCCTCGGTGTCCTTGTAGGCCGGGTAGGTCACCAGCGACACATCATAGAGCCGGGCGATGGCCTTGACGGTACGCTCATCGTATTCGAGGCCGTTCTCCTTGTCGGCATACCGCCACTCGTCTGTCTCCACCACGAACTTAAAGGAGCACTTGGAGATGTCTCCCCGGCCAACCAGCTCCAGCATGTCATTGCCGAGGGTAGTGTCTGGGGCATCGAACTCGAAACGGAGTCCCACCTTGTCCACGGAGAGTTTCAGAGTGCCGGAGGTGGTGCGGGCCAGAATGCCGGAGATGTCATGGTTGAAAACCATCACCACATCGCTCATGTCGGTCTTGTCAAAGGCCCCACGAGCGATCTGCTCCTTAAACCAGCCGTAAATAGGCTCGCTCCATGTCTCGAACTTGGATGCATATCCGGTGATGGTGCGGGAGGGCTTCCCGTCATCGGCTTTCCGGATGGCAAGGTCGGATACGATGCTCCGCACCTCTATTTCTTGAGGGTTATTCTTCTTTTCCATCGTTGGGAGGGGTTACAGGTTGATTCTTGGGAGGAGCCACCAGCGCATTGTCCACCGTCTGCATGTTCATTTGCACGAAGTAGGTGTCTCCGCCATCGTAGGAGTTCATATCTTCGAGGGAACGGATCTCGTTGGCGGAGAGGGCTCCCACAATATTCATGTTCTTGTAGTATTCACTCCTGGTCTTGGCATCTCCCCGGAGGAGCCCATTCAGGCCGAAGAGGAAGTAATACTCCCCGAATTCATCCTCGCGGAGGAGTTTGCGGTTGAATTCCTCCTCCAGACGCACCAGATATGGCAGCAGGCAGTACTGCACGAACTCCATCCCTTGGTGCTCGATGTTATTGTTGGTGGCCCGCTCCAGATCCGCAATCATGTGCGGAGGAACACCGAAGATGGTGGCCACTTCAGTCTTCTGGAACTTTCGGGTGGCGATGAACTGGGCATCCTCCGGGGGGATGGAGATGCGCTCGTAGGTCATGCCACCTTCCAACAGCAGTGGCGTATGGGCGTTATGGAGGCCAACCGACTGCTCGATAAGGTCATGCTTGAGGCGCTTATAGGCTTCGGGCTTGAGGGTGCTGGGGTATTTGAACACCCCGGACATATTGCCGCCTTGGGTGAAGAACTTCTCTCCATAGTCTTGAGCAGACTGCGTCAGGGAGAGATTTTCCCGGTGGACTTGGATGGGAGACTTACCCTTGTAGCCGTTGGTGGACACCCCTTTGAGGTGGATGATATCGTAGCTGGGCAGCAGTTCGCCATTGCTCAGACGATACACCACCTCATCGTCCGGGGTGAGGATGGGCTCACACTCATAGGGCTGGAGTTTCTGGAGGCGCACCGGACGGAAATACCGATCCCGGTGGATCCGGGCATAGCCGTTGCCCCAGAGGGTGCAGCCCACCATCAGGTGTTGAAGAAGGGCAAAGCGGGTAAGGTATGAATTGGGCTTGGAAAGGATGCTGGCGCAAGGATGTCCCTTCGCCTGCTCCCTTCCGGAGTCGGTCTTGTGATAGAGGTGGATTGGCAGTGTTCCTACCGTCTCGGAGAGGATCCGGACGCAGGCCCAGACAGCGGAGATGGCCAGCGAGCCTTCCGGGGTGATGATGTTCTTTTTCACCGCATCGGCTACGGTGTCGGAGAGAAGCACCTCGTTCACAGCCTGCTCGAATTGCTCTGAACTGATGCGCTTCTCTCCTTTGCGGAAGATAGAAAATATGGCATTACCAAGACGTGACACCGTAGCTTAACACTAAACTAATAACCGGGAGCAAAGCTACTTCCATCCGTCCGCTTTCAAGTGAGACATTGTCGCACTATTGAAAATTTGCTAACTTTGTAGATTATAAAGTAACGAATTATGAAAAAGGGACTTCGATACATTGTTTTTGCGATTGCATCCTTGCTGCTTTATTCCTGCGGAAAGGATAATGGAGCAGAGACACCTTCAAATAATTTCACCCTCAACAGAGATGACATCATTGGATGCTGGAAAGTGATTCAGGCCAAGTACGATGAGGGAGCTAAGATGACTGATTGGGCCTTTGAGGATACCTATGCTACATTTGAGGAGAATGGGCTCTACAAGGGTGAGGGCTATTTCGGAGATGGCGAGGGCACATACTCCGTTTCGGGGAATGTGATTACTACAAAAGTAAATAATGTACCGTATATCATTTACGAGGTCACAGGCATTGAGGAAGATAAATCGAAGGCTAATCTTACAGCCACACTTCAGTCAAACCAGATGAAGATATGGATGGTTGTGGAAAAGTCAGAGTATGTTGAGATTGTTCCACCCGAAGTCATTTCTGACGAACTGTATTTTAATCAGGACGGTCAGGTGCAAACCTACGTTGCAGCCATTTATAATGATCTCTCTAATTTTGCCGAAAGAAAACGCTCCATCGAAGAGAAGATTATGGCAGGCAAATTCGAGGTGTTATCTGCAACAAATGATGACATTAAAAATGCATGGACATATGCTTACTCGGCTCTGCGCAAGATAAATGTTGCTCTGGATGCCCTTAAAGATAACGGAAACAGCTTTGTCAATAAGTATATTCCTCATCTCCATGCCCTACGCGCTTTTGTGGCGTACAATCTCACCTCGCTTTGGGGAGATGTCCCTTACACCACAGACTCATCCCAAGAGGCTGCTATGAATATAAAGATTTGTAAAATTGAAGATATCTTAAAATCTGCCGTTGAAGACATTGAGCTCTATAACACCGATTATGCCAATCCATTCACTTCGGTGGCATATTATGAGTTTTTCAATCCCACAGCCAGACAGCTTCTCCAAGGAGAAATCGAACTGACACGCGGGAATACGACTCTTGCAAAGAATCTCTTTTCAATTGATTTGGATCGGGTGGAAGGACTCAAGACCTCGGATGTCATATTCGATTTCAGAAAACTCAATGCAAACAATGAATTGGAGATTGTATCCTTCGTGTATTTCAAAGCTTGGGTTGATATTTTAAGGAAAGAAGCAGACGGGAAGCTTGAGGATTCGGTTGCATCATGGAAAGATGAGAACGTATTTGGCTATTGGCAGTTGCTAAAGAGAATCGGAAAAGCCGAAGAAGTTACCGGATGCCAGAAATACCAACTTCTATTCCCTTATCCATATTCAGAATCTGCTTATTGGGTGCATCAGAACCCCGGTTATTGATTTCCAGCGCTCACTCCGGTGAGCGTTTTTTCGTTTTCCACCGCAGGAATCCTCTCCGGAACGAGTGGTATTCGGAGTACATTCTGGCCCCGGTGATGCGCTCGTGCTGCTCTTCCAGCATCTCGTAGGCATCCTCGTAGGTTGGGTACAGCATCCGGACTTCGAGGAACAGATCCAGGAAACCCTCCTGTGAGAGGAGTTTCCGGGCAAGGTCGGACAACGGCTCGATGGATTGCAGTTGCCCTTCATACCGCTGCCGAACTATCGTCTGCATTTCGCTGATTTTCCTTCTGGCCATACCATTACCCCCTTAAAGACAGCATTCCACGATTGTTGTACGGATTGGCATCCTCGTCTCCTTGTGCAGTCATCCATTCTCCCAGCGCCATGATCCCGGCAACGATACCGTCAATCTTCTGGACGGACTTCTCCTTATCCGGTTTGATGTTCCCGGCAGGATCTGTCTTGACCACAGTCGAGGCCAGCATCCAGCGCAGCACAGGATTGCCGAAGTGTTCAATCTTCTCGGTGAGCACCAGCTTCTCGAATTCCTTTGTAGGCGCTCCCATTGAGCCGTAGCCCTGCCCGAAAGGATTACACTCCATGCCCTCGTTCTGCAGGTCGATGATGGTCTGGCTGGAGTTCCAGCGGTCATAGGCAGTGCTCTGGAAATCATACACCTCGATGATCTGCAGGATATCGGCCTTCACAAAATCGTAGTCCACAACGTTGCCGGGAGTGACCTTCACATACCCGGCCTGCACCCAGAGGTCGTAATTGATGTTCTCCTTCTTGATTTTCTCCAGCATCTTCTCCTCCGGAATCCAGAAGAACGGCAGCAGCTGGAACATGTCGTTCTCATGGAAGATGAGCACGAAGGCAGTGATATCGGACACATTGGAAAGGTCGAGTCCACCCCAGCAGGCGCAGCCCTTCAGGGATTCTGGATCGGTAGTGCCGATGCAGCGCATCCAAGCATCGTCCAGAATCCACGTCTTTTCCGCATCCACCCAGAGGTTGACGTTCTTCGTCATCACATTGCGGACGGCCTCCGGACGGTTCTTGGCGTCCTGCACCTGGTCGGCCAGATAGTCCACCGAGACGGACACTCCGAGGTTGGGATTGGACTTGATCCACATCTTGGGGTTGTCCCATTCCTCCTTGGAGTCGAGGGTGTAGATGATGCCGAAGAGGGTGTCGTCCTGATTGATACCCCGGAGGATCTTGATAACATTCTCCCGGTAGGCATAGCAGGCTCCGTTCTTGTTGAATCCGGCAGTGGTGATGATGAACATCAGCGGTTGCCTGCGGGCTCCGAAGGCCGACTTGATAACATCGAACATGCCGGAGTCCTTATGGGCATGGAACTCATCGATGATACCGCAGGAGGGGTTCAGGCCATCGTGGGTACCGTAGTCCGAGGATAGGGGCTTCATCATGCCGCCCTTCATCTCGTAGACGATGCTGTTCCGGTAGGTATCCAGATAGTTCTTCAAATCCGTATTCTTGACGATTTCCACAGCATCGGAGAAGCAGATCTTCGCCTGATCCTTGACGGTGGCAGCGGAGTACACCTCCGGCCGGGCTTCGCCATCGGCAAAGAGCATGTAGAGGCCGATGCCAGCAGAGAGTGCGGTCTTGCCATTCTTGCGGGCGATTTCCACATAGACATAGCGGAAGCGCCTCGTGCCGTCAGCATTCTTCCAGCCGAAGATGTTCCAGAGGATGAAGTGCTGCCAAGGCTCCAAGATGAACTTCTGCCCGGCCCATTCACCCTTGGTGTGCTTGAGGGTTTCGATGAACTTGATGGCCCTCATCGCGGCCTTCCGGTCGAAGTACCAACCCTTGTCCAGCGCATCCTGAAGGTCTTTGTAGTAGCGCCTGACCGCCAGCTGCACCAGTTCGCAGGTCAGGATTCGCTTTGCCCTGACGTCCTCTGCGTATTGCTCTGCCTTTGTTAATTTGTCCATGTTTATTGCTCATCTACAGTTTCAAAATCAGCGAAGTCATCCTTCTTTTGGATTCCAGAAAGCATCGCTGCGACCCTCGCTCGGCTGGCCGGGGACAGTCCGAACTCGGATGCCAGCGTCTTTGCAGCCACCAGCGCATTCTCCGCAATCTTCCTCTTGGGGTTGACCTGCTTGATGGATCCGGTCTTGGTGGCCACCGT